TCCATCTATGTTTTTTCTAAAACAAAATAGCCTATTTAATTCACTTACTTATGTAGCTCAAGATGCTTTTAGGAGTATAGCTAATGGATACAGCTCATTAACAAGTGACGCTTCATCAGAGGCTGCACCAGCCGGAGCGCTCAACTCTCAGACGCTAGGACAAGTTAACGTAAGTAATGCATATTTAAGTTCAACACCCTCAAACTCTAGCATATATAGTTTTACTGAGATTAGGGGATATAGCAAGATGGGCACATTTGTTGGAACTGGTACTGCTGAGGCGTATGACGTTGGTTTCAAGCCTAAAATGATGATGGTTAAAAGAGTTAGTGGAGGCGCAGGTGATGATCTTGAGTGGAAACTATATGACAGTACACGTGGAACCAGTAACGAATTAGGCTTAGCTTCTGAAGGATTACAAGCTTATGCCGTTAGAGCCCCAGCGTTTAATAACAATGGATGGAGTTGGTCAACGTCTGAAAGATCTATTAATAATCTTATGGGAGTAGAATACGCATACATGTCGTTTGCGGATGATTCTGTTCCTTTAAATGAAAAGCTAGATGGTGAGGATGACATAATATTCAGAGCATCACCCCATAAGCACGATTCAGTAAGTCCACAGCCGACTGATGCCGCAGTTCTAGATCTTTCTGGATTTGGTAGCCACATGGCAAGGGCTAGCTCTATCGTTAAGAACATTACTACTGATTTTTTACGATTTCCTGGAAGCAACTTAGATGACGTTAAAGGTATTATTAAGACTGATGTAACAGGCAGCAAGAGTTTTTCTTTTTGGTTTAACATACCAGCAAACCCTGCTGGCGTAAGTGCACCAGTATTATTTTCCATTCAAAATTTATATTCTAGTACTATTAACTTAGTGCAGTTTATAGTAGGAGGAACAACTAATGGGCGTAGTCTACAAATGTCTTCGTCACAAAATCACGGGACAGGGCATGGAGCTGTTTCTGGGTTTAGTTCTTTTGATCAGAATAACGATAGATTTGATGGAGCTGGTTGGCAACAATTAGTTTACACTGAGGATGGTACAGATGGTAGTGATAAGCAATTCTATATCAATGGTTTACCTATTACTACAATAATATTTAATCAGAACGGCAATGATCTTCAAGACGGTATTATAGACTTAGACATAGATAGACAATTACAAGATTTTGGAGGGAATACATTTCCAGCGCAAGTTCTATTTGGTAATTCTGGTGTTGTAGCGAATTCTTTACAAAGAAGTTTTGAAGGTAAAGTAGGTGAAGGTATTATATTTAATAGCAAGCTTAGTAGCTCACAGGTTTTGAGTAATTACAATAAAACAAAGAACAGGTACATATATGACGGCAACGATGCCATCTTGAGCTCACCTGGATCTGCATTACCTCAGTACAGCACTGATGGTGATACAAGTTTTTTTACTTTAGGTACCGACAGGTACTTTGAGTTTGAAGAGCCTATAGCTAATGTGTTTTCAGTATCTTTTTGGATTAGATTAAGAGATCCTGGTGTAGCTGGACAAATACCTATATTCTCAAATGCGTCACAGCATCCAACAGACAAAAGTTTACACTGGGAAGATGATGGTACTACTAATGGTACTGGATGGTTTTATAAACATGCAAGATCAGACAATAATAATAACCGTATTATAGGTTCTATAACACCTTATAACACTTGGGAACATATTGTTTTCCAAAAAGGTTTAGGCGATTCTTATGATTTTTATCAAAACAATGTTCTTACTGGCACCTGTACTGCTGGGGATATGGACGACATAACAGACATTGGGAGGGACTTTGAAACGGTAAGTGCAAACAAATTTAGATTTGGAGATTTTGATATATCTAAATTCCAAGTTTATTCACTGAGATTAGATTCTCCAGAGATAACAGTTTTATATAATCAAGGACGATAATGAGTAAAAAAAAGTTTAAAGACACTGACGTTGGGAAATTTCTATTACAGAAGATTCCTGGCGTTGTAGGTGCCTTGTCAGGAAGTACTCCTATTGGAAATGTTATTAAAGCCATTATCGGTGGATCTGACATGACAGAAGGTGATAAAGAGATTGCTTTAAAGAAATTAGAACAAGAAGTTCATGAGTTCAATGGCATAACTAAAAGATGGGTAGCAGATTCAAGAAGTGGATCTTGGCTTGCATCTAATGTTAGACCATTAACTTTAGCTTTCTTAACGGTTGCATTTGCAATTGGTTGGGCATATCAGTTAGAGGATCTAGACACAGTTAAAGATTTACTCCAAATAGTTTTTATGGGGTATTTTGGTAGTCGAGGATTTGAAAAAGTAATGGGAAATAATAAACATCAAAAATGAACGACTTAAAGATATATGGATTGAACATAGGAGCAGTTTTATTTAGCGCAATTGAAGAATTTAATCCAGTACTTCAAACTATAGTATTATGTTTGACTATAATTTATACCGGTATTCAAATACACCATAAAATAAAAAAATAAACTTAATTTAATTATATGAAACTTATTAGAAAGATAAGCATCGGCCAAGACTATAAGAACGAAGCCATGCACTACGCTGTTGGCCAAGAAGTATATGGAGGCCATAGAATTTGTGATATATTAGAAGAGAACGGATCTTACAATATATACATTGAAAAGAAAGGATCACAGTTACCTTGGAAAAACTTTAATAGTAATATGGCGATCTCAATTGAGTACAACTTAGATTACTAAAATGAAATCACTTTACAATTATATTATATCAACTGAAAACCGCTACAATGATAAAGTATCTGTAGACGGTAAAGAACTGATCTTAAACACTGAGATCACTGAAAGAGATTATGAATTTGTTAACAGAGTAGGGACTGTATTAAACGTTCCTATAAACGTTGACACTACAATTAAACCCGGAGACGAGGTTATAGTACATCACAATGTATTTAGAAGATGGTTCGATGTTCACGGTGTTGAGAGAAACTCAGCTAGTTACATAGACGACGATAGATACATAGTAGCAACTGATCAGTTGTTTGCATACAAGCAAAATGACAATTGGCACTGCTTAAATCAATATTGTTTCGTTAAACCTTTAGATAACGAAGACGTATGGAGCACCGAGAGCGAACAAAAGCTTTTAGGTGTCATTATATATATGAATGACTATTTGGAGTCCTTAGGATTGACCTATGGCGATATAGTAGGGTTTACACCTGATTCAGAATACGAGTTTAATATAGATGGAAGTAAATTATATAGAATTTTATCAAAAGACATAACCATCAACTATGGACATAACGAAAACAAAAAAGTTACTTCTTGATGCAGCTGAGAATTCAATTAGCGAATTAATCAAGGTAATGAATAGAAAAATGGACTCAAAGGAGATTGATCCTGAAAAGGTTAAAGTATCCGCTTCCGCTTATAGACTTGCAATGGATGACGCAATGGCTATGATTGAAAAGGTAGAAGAGTTAAACAACGTAAGTAAAGACACTAAGAAAAGTGAAACTAACTTCTTCGGTGTTGAAGAAAGAATTAAATAATGTATAAGCAAACGCTTTACTCGGTAACACGAGAGCATTTAGATAAAAAGTACGTGCAGAAAATGAATAAATCCAAGTCATTCAAATATGGATTTAATGTAGATTTAGACTGCGTAATAATAAGTAAAGACGGAACGCTAGGTGATATATACATAATTCAAGGTTTAAAAGTTGGATTACCTGCAACACCTAAAAAAATTCAATACAATAGTAATAAGCCAGAAGAACAAGTATATACTAGAACAAAAAGACCTGAGACACTGGATAAAATTAAAACATTAAATGATTTTAAACAGTATCCTGAAAATATTAAAGAAAAGTATTACGAATATATCAGCAGTGAGTATAGCAAGCGTAGCGATGGTGAGTGGTTCATGTGCAACGGTGAGCCTCAATACGTTACAGGTGCTCACTACGTCTACCTCAACTGGACCAAGATTGACGTTGGATTACCAGACTTCAGACAAGCAAATAGAATATTATACATATTCTGGGAAGCATGCTGTGCGGATGCAAGAAGTTATGGAATGTGCTATCTCAAGAATAGACGATCGGGATTTTCATTCATGGCATCGTCAGAAACTGTTAATCAGGCTACGCTTTCTAGAGACTCAAGATTTGGGATCTTATCAAAGTCCGGGGCAGATGCTAAAAAGATGTTTACAGACAAAGTTGTCCCGATATCATCTAACTACCCCTTCTTCTTTAAACCGACGCAAGACGGAATGGAAAGACCAAAGACGGAGCTATCATACAAGGTACCGTCAAGAAGACTCACCCGTAAATCCATTAAGGAAACGAATGAGGAAGACAACCAAAAAGGTCTTGATACAACGATCGACTGGAAGAACACGGGCGACAACTCGTACGATGGAGAAAAATTAAGACTACTAGTTCACGATGAATCTGGTAAATGGGAACGTCCTGATAATATACTTAATAACTGGCGAGTAACTAAAACTTGTTTAAGGCTTGGTGCTAAGATAGTTGGTAAGTGTATGATGGGATCAACATCAAATGCTCTTAAGAAAGGTGGAGGTAATTTTAAAAAACTATACTATGACTCAGACGTTAGGAAACGAAACCGTAACGGGCAGACTGCTAGTGGATTATATAGTTTGTTCATACCTATGGAATGGAACTTCGAGGGATTCATTGATATGTATGGATTTCCTGTCTTCGATAACCCAGAAAAGCCGGTCAAAGGAATTGACAATGAGCTTATCTACTCAGGAGTTATCGAGCATTGGGAGAATGAAGCAGATGGGCTTAGAGATAACAACGACGGATTAAATGAATATTATAGACAGTTTCCAAGATCAGAGAAGCATGCATTCAGAGATGAGATAGCAAAGTCTTTATTCAACTTAAATAAAATATACGAACAAACAGATTTTAACGAAGAGCTTACAAAGAGTGGTTATGTTACAACAGGATCATTTCATTGGAAGAACGGAGTTAAAGACTCTGAAGTTCAGTTTAGCCCTAATCCTAACGGTAGGTTTAGAGTATCTTGGCTTCCGCCACTTAGCATGCAAAACAATGTTATAATGAAGAACGGAATCAAGCACCCTGGAAATAAAAACCTTGGAGCTTTTGGATGTGACAGTTATGATATTAGCGGTACTGTTGATGGAAGTGGATCAAACGGAGCACTTCACGGGCTTACTGCTTTCAGTATGCTTGCAGAAGTTCCTTCAAGTCAATTCTTTTTAGAATATATAGCAAGGCCTCAAACGGCTGAGATATTCTTTGAAGATGTATTGATGTCAATGATATTCTATGGAATGCCGATATTAGCGGAAAACAATAAACCGAGGTTATTATATCATATTAAAAGACGAGGCTATCGAGGTTATTCAATGAATAGACCAGACAAGGTTCGTAGCAAGTTATCAGTTACTGAAAAAGAATTAGGTGGTATACCCAATTCGTCAGAGGACATAAAGCAAGCACATGCCGCTGCAATAGAAAGCTATATAGAAGATCATGTTGGTCTAAGTGATAATGGTGATTGTGGTAAGATGTACTTTCAAAGAACTCTTGAAGACTGGGCAGGATTTGATATTAATAATAGAACAAAGTTTGATGCATCAATTAGTTCTGGTTTAGCTATAATGGCTTGCCAGAGACACTTGTATGCTTCTAAAAGCACTAGAGAGGTTAAGAAAGTTGATTTCGGATTCTCTAGATATAATAACTCAGGACAGAGTAGTAAAATAATACAATAAAAATGGCAGAAGCTAAAGGACAAGTATCCCAATTTCCCAGCCAAGCTGTATCAGATGCTAAGAAATCTAGCATGGAGTACGGATTGGAAGTGGCACGAGGTATTCACAACGAATGGTTTAGAAAACAAACAGGGAGTGGTAGATTCGCAGAATCTCAAAGAAACTTTCACAAGTTAAGGCTATATGCTAGAGGAGAGCAATCTACCTCTAAATATAAAGATGAATTTTCAGTTAATGGAGACTTATCTTATCTTAATTTAGACTGGACACCAGTACCTATTATACCTAAGTTTGTAGATATAGTGGTTAACGGTATGCAAGACAGACTTTTTACTATTAAAGCTTTTGCACAAGATCCAACATCAACTAAAGAACGAACTGATTTTGTTGACTACATATTAGAAGACATGAATGCTCAGGAGATGATTAATGATATTGAATCCACATTAGGTATCAATACCAGAAACGTTAAAGCTGAAGACTTGCCTGCAAATGCTGAAGAATTAGAGTTGCACATGCAAATTGGGTACAAGCAGAGCATCGAGATTGCTATTGAGCAAGCTATTGATAATGTATTTAAAAAGAATAAGTATCACGAGATTAAGAAACGTTTAGATTACGATCAAACAGTTATTGGTATTTCATGTGCTAAA